AGTATTTTTTATTTAAAGAGAATTATAATCATTATTGTAATTCAAGTGTTTATTTGTGGTTAGGATCAAAAAACTTTGAAAGTGAATATGTTGTTTATGAAGGTGATAAAATATATGATGCGGCAAAAGAACAGTTAGAATCACAAATTGAGGAATCTGGTTTTGATGCATTTAGAGAATGGGTTTGGGAAAATCATATTGATGAAGATAAAGTGAGAGATTTTTTTTATGATGATTATAGTGAATTAGTTAGAGAAAGTCCTGAAGATTGGAATATAAATAAAGAATTAACAAACCAACAAAAAAAATATATTGAAATTCACCAAGCAAATATTGATAGATTAAATAAAAAACTTGAAGATGGTGGACTTACTGACGAAGAAGTAGAAGAAATTGATAGTGATATTTACGACTACCAAGAACTAATAGACGACATTAATGAAAATCCAGAAGGTGACTATAATGAACAAGAAATTGAAGATACCATAGAAGGTATGGTTGATGATAACAAAGATGATATATTTAGTTTATTAAGAGATAGAGGATTTGATAATCAAGACCTTTTAGATTTTGTTGATGTAGATGCTGCCATTGACTACGTAATTAGATCCGATGGGTATGGAAGCGTTTTAAATGGTTATGACGGAACTGCAGATTCGTACACGATCAACGGAGAGGAATATTACGTTATGAGATATAACTAATCATTTACACTCATTAAAAAAACATCTATTTTTTATCTAAAATATTTTAATGAAAACTGACTGGTTATTTCAAGACCCCATAGATTTAGAACACAAACAATTAACCCTTTTAGGTTATTTACAAAAATTAGACAAAAACTTAAACAGTTTTAAATTATATCCACAGTTTCAAGAAATATCATTACATCTTGCAAGTATCAATCTTTTAATTGAAAAAGGTCAAATACTTACACTTAATAGAACACTCAAAGATCCTGATGATGAAATATTAATTTCAGATTTAATACCTGTTGATTGTCCCTTACTAACAAAAGAAGAGATACTTGACGTATACCACATATGTAAATACTCATCAACAAAACTGACTGATTACTTTAACCATGCAAAGGCAATTTGGGATATTGTAAATGACACAGTTTCAATTGACCCGGTACAAAACCCAAAAAACATTGAACCAAAACAAGGTCTTTTCTTTTTAGATTATGGTAGTAAGACTTATCTATATGAGTTTATTATAAAACCAATTAAGAAAGGAAACTTAGAAACAAAATGCCACATAAAAAGAATATGTGAATGTCTAAAAGGGGATTTTGATGAAAAACTAAAAGAGGTTAAAAAACCACTAATTAAAAATTTACAAGACCCAAAGGTTCATAGTAAATTGATTGTTTTTACTATTAACCACAATAATAATTACCCACTCAAAGAAACATTAATTCCTATTGCAAAAAGGAAAATAATGAACTACATGATCCAATCAAAAATTATTAAACACAAAAATTTGACAAATAAAATATAATTTATTACTTTTGAAATAAAAAAGTCATGGTAGTAAAACAAAGATCATTAAACGAGTTAAGACAAGAAAAAGAGTTTGGGTATAAACACCCATCAGTTCAAAAGAAAAAAATTAATGTTGACCCACAACATATAATCAATTTGGTTAAAGAAAACCCAAATGATATGGTGCTTGGAAAAAAAGTGAGAGGTTATTTATTGGAGTTAGGAATTTATGAGTAAAGAACAAGTAAATCACCCAGATCATTATGGTGGCGAGTCAAATCCATACGAGGCCATCAAGGTTATTGATGCTTGGGATCTTGGATTCAGTTTAGGGAATACCGTAAAGTATATTTCAAGAGCCGGAAAGAAAAATAAAGAAAAAGAGTTGGAGGACCTAAAAAAGGCGTTGTGGTATTTACAACACCATATAGATACATTAGAGAAAAAATGAAATATTTTTATTTTTTGTTAATATTGTTATTAACATCTTGCATTGAAATTATTGATGATTTAAAAATAAACGCAGACGGATCAGGAACATTCAAATACACTATTAATCTTAGTGCCAGTAAAACTAAAGTAACCCCAATACTAGCATTGGATAGTTTATACGGAGAAAAAGTACCAAAACTTAATGATATTAAAGAAAAAGTAAAATCATTTAAAGAAAACTTAAAAGAACAAGAAGGTATAAGTAATGTCATTATAACTGAAGATTATATTAACTACATTGTAAAACTCCAATGTGATTTTAAAAGTGTTGAACACTTAGAGTCGGCATTAAAAAACTCAGTAAAAAAACTATACCAAAATGATGGGTATAATTACGATTGGTTAAGCTTCAAAAATAAAACATTAGTTAGAAAAACTCCCGTTTTAAATTTAGATGAAATAAGAAAATTCGGAGAAAGGGACATTGATAAATTAAAAACTGGTACCTATACTTCAATAACAAGGTTTTCTACTAAAATTGACACATTTGAAAATAAAAACTCAATAAAATCTAAAAGTGGTATGTCCTTAATGAGAAAGGTTAGTCCTGATATGTTATTAATAAATCAAAACCTTTTGGATAATAAAATTATATTAGAGAAATGATAGAAACAAACAAGATAATAAATGGGGATTGTGTTGAGGTAATGAAAACATTACCTGAAGGTTGTATTGACCTAATAGTAACCTCACCACCATACGGAGTAGGGATCGCTTATGACACTCACGATGATGATGTGGAGTTTAATGATTATTTGGTATTTGCAAGGAATTGGTTAACTGAGGCGTATAATGTATTAAAAGATGACGGACGAATTGCGTTGAATATCCCATATGAAATTAACAGACAAAAGAAAGGAGGAAGAATATTTTTTGTTTCTGAAATGTACCAAATAATGAAAGAAATTGGTTTTGGGTTTTTTGGAATTGTTGATTTAGAAGAACAATCACCACATAGAAGTAAGACAACCGCATGGGGATCTTGGATGTCACCATCTAGCCCATACATCTATAACCCAAAGGAATGTGTTATTTTGGCATATAAGAAACACCATATTAAAAAAGTAAAAGGAGAACCACAATGGAAAGGAGTTCCTACGGAGATAGAACAAGAAGACGGGACTTTTAAGAAAAAAGTTGTATACGAGGAACAAGATAAAAAAGAATTCATGGAACTTGTATTTGGTCAGTGGAATTACTTTGCAGATACTAAATCACTCACCAAGGCAACATTTTCAATGGACATCCCAACCAAGGCGATTAAGATATTATCCTACAAGAACGATATAATATTGGACCCATTTGCTGGTAGTGGTACTAGTTTAGTTGCGGCGGAAGTTTTAGGACGAAGGTGGTTAGGTATTGAATTATCACCAAACTATACAGAAGTTGCAAGGACAAGGGTAGAATACTTTCAAAAATTAGAAGAGATAAAAGAAGACCAACAGTAATGTTGGTTTTTTTGTTTTGTTTCATATTTATTTAGTATGAAAAGACTAATTAAAGAATCCGGTATTAGAGACATTAATAATATCGCAAAAAGATACAAAAAAGCAAAAATTTACTTTCACCAAGATTTAGATGGTGTTACGACTGCACTCGCCATGAAAGACTACCTTGAACAACATGGTATTCAGGTTGTGGATGCTGAGGTAATACAATATGGTGCTAAAGAATTTGCAATTAAAAAACCTGAAGGTGAGGGTAATATAATGCCTGTTTTAGTGGATTTTGCCCACGGAAAACCAATGTTTGTTATACATACGGATCACCACGATTCACAAGCTGGAGTAGAAAGTGATACCGCAACAAGTTTTAGACATTCAAGATCAAATGTGGAAACAATATCTCAAATATTATCACCTAAAGAAATATTCACAGCAGAAGATATATTATTAATTTCAACAGTAGATTCAGCAAACTTTGTTGCAAACAGTATAACACCTGAAATGGTTATGAACTACCTTTTCAAATACGACAAAAACGAAACATTAAAAAGAAATAAAATGTTAATGGGACTTGTCGTTAACAAACTACTTTTAGCATATAAAAACAAACCAAATTTTTTGGAAGATATTGTTTTAAATGCAAAACCATCTCTTTTAAGTATTTTGAATTTTATAAAAAAAGTGGCAATTGATAAGGGTTATGCAAGTCCTGAAATATTAACAAAAAACACTGAAGACTACGTACAAAGTAGAAAAGATTCAGGTGTTGAAGTAACTGGTAATATTTTATCACAATATGGTTTTGGATCAACAACCAAACCGGGAGCATATGATAGATACACACCATTTAGAAATAATCCTGATGCTGATTTCCTTGTTACAGGGATGCCATTTGGTAGCGTTCAAGCGTCATGTAACCCGTTCAAAGAAAGTAGAGCACTTAAAGGTATAAATTTAGGTGAGATAAAAGATCAAGTTTTATTAGATTTCAAACCAGAATTGGAGAAACAAATATTACCATTTAGAACAATTAAAAGAATTGCAGAAAAAGAAGCAACAAAAGAATCTGTAGGGTTTACTTCAAAAGACATGATGGCACTTTATGGTTCAATGCCTTCTTACGATCCAAACACACAATCAATTAATGGATATGATTTTTTGGTTGCAAATTCAGGAGGACACAAATGTATCACAAACATTTCAGGAATTAATTTCATGTATAGTGGTTACGACAAACCATATATCAAAGATTTACCAAAAGAAGCAATACCGATTGCTTTTTATGAGGGTCAAAATACGTTTATAAAAGATATAAAACAAAAACTTTTAAGATTTAGAAAATTGTCTGAAAAACAAATCCAAGCAGCCATTAGTGGAATGAAAAGGGAAGGTATTAATACAGACCCTTTAATAAATCAAAAACAAGAAAGAGGGTATTTAGATTTAGTAAAAGAAATAAAAGATCGTTTTGTTGATATTTTAAATGAAATAATGTCAAGCAAAAATATTAATGAAAATTTTACAAAAAAAGATGTTAAATCATTACTAAAAAATCACATAACAGGACAAAAAAAATTAACAAACAGTGATTGGGGATATATAAGTGAAAATCTAAATTGTATTAATGATAATAGAGGTCAGTGGGACCACCCAGGAAAATGTACAATCATAAATAGTCGTAATATAACTATGGAAAATGTAAAATTTCCTTTAGTTGGTATAGACGAAACAGGACATATAAAACTTATGTTACCTGAAAATGTATATAAATTTCCTGGTAAAAAAGTTTTAGAGATACCATTAAAAGGTAAATACAAAAATTTAGGTATTGAATTATTGAAAAATTTGTCCATATATTAATTTAATGGAGGATTATTTTTTTGAAAAAAATGGAAATATAACTGAGTGGCCAGGAATAGAACTATCAATTAAAAAAAAAGATAAAAACGAGTTGATAGGTAAAATATTTCTTTTGGATATCGACCCAATGTACGAATATGATAAAAAAATAGAAATCATATTAGACAATATTGAAGATTATAATTCATATAGTTTTTTAAAAGAAACTATAACCGTTTTTTTACACAACCTAAAAATAGAAGAAAAATTTAGAAACAAAGGATATGGTAAACTATTAAGGTTAGAAACAGAAAAAGTTGCAAAACTTTATGATTACCAATATTTAGCCTCTATTACTAATATAAAAAACGACTACTCACAGAGAATTAATAGAAAATTAGATTATAAATCATTACATAGGTTTTATGAGAATGACTTTTTTTTCAAGAAAATTTAACTTTTGATAAACAATTGTATATTTATAAAATACCTCTGACAAAATTCATTATTTTTTAAAAAAACAATTGACAGTTTAAAATAAATGTTTTAGATTTGTAAAACAATTAGGAAACGTCCTAATAATAAATTGAAATAATGTTAAGACATGAGTGAAGATCAAGTTGTAAATGAAATTTACGCCTACATCAATAACGAAGGTCAGAAAGTATATACACCTAATTATCAGTTTGCTGATATCATGGCTAAGAAATACGGAACTGACAAGGTGTACGTAGAAAAAAATTAACAAAGTACTTGTCTAATTGAAAAAAAAGACTTAACTTTGTAAAAGATTTGAAACTAAAGGAGATGAAAGATACTCGTTGTCAAGTCTAAAAAACGTTCTTTGAAAAACTAAAACCGACTGAAATTGTCGTCACAATTATAAAAAGCGAACTAACACCTCCCTTTCTTTAAGTGTGAAACTAAATTAAGTCATTGGGCCGTGTATGGTCCATTAAAATAAACCACGAAAGTGGGATAAAGTGAACCTAACGTGTAATGGGTTTGCGTCTTGGTGAGTCTTCGGACTTGTCGAGGTCGAGTACACAAGCGGGATACCGTTTAACCTTTAGTACCGAGGGCAACGCTGTAGGGAAAGTGGTTCGACGAACTGGCAATGTGGGTTGTCAGTTTGAGGTGGGAACACCAAGAGGAATAACCCGTAGGAATTATGCAAAAAATAAGATTATCCAATTTTATTATTGCGAGTTCCATTATGATAGGGTACTTAAAACCGAAAGGTATGTTCGTGTACAGGTGGTGCTGTTACCAACCCTAATGATTCCTTACCAAAGGAATTGTTTTGAAGTAATCTTGATGTATGGAAATGGGGACATTTCACAGAGTAGTTGAGTATCGATTCGTCCAAAAGATGGGTTGGCTCGGTTGGCAGACCACTACTTTGACAATCCACAACACAAATACTTTATGGAAAGTAATAAAACAAAATTATTAACTACAAAAAGGAAAAGTGTCTGTCAGGTTTGGATGAAAGGTGACTACATAGTAATGAGCCGTTCATTGCACACAAGGATCCCAAGTCTGAGTGTAATTATCCGAAAAACCTTTAGTCCCGCAAGGACGAACTGGGGAGGCATCCTCGGAAAGAGTCAAGTAAGATGAGAGTAATTCAAACCTCAAGGAGTGGTTTACCTAAATAACCGTCATTGAGTTTTACTTTCCAAAAGAAAGTGGATACGAAGGGAAACAATAATACTTCTAAAGAAACTCACAAAAAACTGTAATCTCAGGTTTTTATTTAGGTTAAAAATCTTATAAGGAATTTATTGGGGAAACA